CGCGGCGGCGGGGGTCAGGGTCAGCGGCTTCAGGAGCGTCGGGTCCGGGGCGACGATGGGCACCTGGGCGGGTGACGGGGTCAGGGTGTAGGCCAACACCAGGGTCGGGCTGGTGGCGCTGATCGGGATGGCCGCCGGGCTGGGGGTCAGGGTCAGGGGTCCCTGGGCCAGGGTGGGGTCCGGGACCCCGATGGGGATGGTGGCCGGGTCCGGGGTCAGGGTGGTGGCGGCAGCCGCCGGGCGGACCGCGATGACCAGGGCCGCGCCGCGGGCGTTGCTGGTGTCCATGGACCAGGCGCCGGGGTCCTCGGACGCGGCGTTCAGTTGGCGGAAGGCGACTGACCCTTCGACCCCGCCGATGGCGTCGGCGCTGATGCCGCTATCGGCCTGGTTGCCGTAGTTGGTCGGAGCGGTGCCGATGCCGGTGTAGGTGCCGGAGGTTGAGTTCTCGCCGCTGGCCCCGACCGTAATCCAGAGGTTGTCTTCGGCACCCCACGATGGGGCGAGGCTGTCCGAGTCGGGGGCCGTGCCGGTGGCCATGTTTCCGGCCTCGGGCGGGGTGCTGGCGTGGGCGCCCGGGATGGACAGCAGGATGAAGGCGCTGTCGTTGGCCGACGTGTCCGCCGACGTGACGGTGAAGGTCCCGGTTTCCGACCCGGTGGACCATTTGTAGGCCAGGCCGATGGCCATGGTGGCGGTGCCCGCCTGGTCCTTGAACTCGGTGAACCCGCCGCCCCACGCGCTGAACTCGGCGTTGCTGCTGTTGCCGTCGTAGATGATGACGATGGCGATGAGCAGGTCGCCCGCGTTCTTCGTCAGGGACGACAGGTCGGGGCTGGTATGGGTCCCGGCGGGGTTGGTCGCCAGGGCGGTCAGGACCCGCCCGGCGGCGACGGTCGGGATGGTCGGGAAGGTCACGGGCTACCGCCTTCGGCTTGGGCCGGGGACGCCCTGGGGACTCACTCCACCTACACCAGGACGCCCCCGATGGGGGGCTAGGTGATCTGCAGGGCGCCCTCGGCGTTGACCGTCACGTTGACCGCGCCGCCGTTCCCGGTGAACGGGAACCCGCCCGTGTCCACCCAGGCCACCGGCCAGTCGTTGCCAGGGGTGCCGTCCACCCGGACGTAGATGATGAACCCTGCCGCCTGGCGGGCACCCGCCGCCACCGCCGACCCGAACGTGAAGTCGGGGTAGTCAATCTCCGACCGGTTGTTCGTGTCGTCCTGGGTGATGGTGGACGACCCCAGGTCGGGGCGGCTGTAGCCGGACCCGTCGTATTCGTCCAGGGTGCCGATGGCGCTGATGGTCGCCGCGTCCTGGTCGGTGTCGGCGGTGGTGTTGGTCATCACCAGGATGGCGCGGACGTCCAGGGTGTCGAAGTCGGCGTCGCCCTTGGCGATCTTCTGCTTGGCTGGGGTGTAGACGAAGTTGGCCACGTTCTAGGTCCTCCGTTAGCCGCCCGCGTTCAGCAGGCCCGCCATGTTATCGGCCAGGGTCGCCCGGTTGGCTTCCTTCTCGGCCTGCATTTCCGCCACCTGGTCCTCGGTGTAGTCCATTTCCTTCCACAACTGGGTGTTCGGGACCCCCAGTTCGGACTTGATTTTCAGGGTTTCCAGGTGGTCCTTTTCGGACTGCGGCGCGGCCTCCCGCCAGTCGGGTTCCAGGTAGGCGTCCGCGGTGCCCTCGACCTGCAGGGCCAGGGCGATGACCTCGGACCAGGCCTGGCCGAAGGCCATTTGGCGGTCCCGGACCTTGGCCACGAACCGGGCTTCCGCCGTTTTCATCGCCTCCCCGCTGGGCCACTCCCCGGCGGTCAGCATCAGGTAGTGGAACGGGGTGGCGCTGACCCGGGCGACCTCGGCCCGGAAGTTGTCCTGGACCCGGATGAACTGGCCCAGGTCGGCCTGGGGGAACTCCCCGAACTTGGCGTCGGTGGCCACCGTGGTCCACAGGCGGTCCACGCCAGGGCGCCAGGACTCGACGGGCTTGCCCGTTTCGGGGTCGGTGGGCACTTCGATCCCGATGCCCCACCGCTGGGGCATGGCGACGAACTCCATGGCCACCATCATGTCGGCCACCGACTTGTTCAGGGCGTCCTGCAGGGGGATGACGTCCCGCAGTTCGCTGCTGCCGTACTGCCCGAAGGCGGCGTTGTTGGCGAACGGGATGACCGGCACCCGGCCCAGGTCGTGGGTCAGCGGCCAGGCCTCGCCTTCGACCAGCCACCGCTCGGCGTTCAGGGCGGACCTGGGGTTGGCGGTCGGCCCCTTGGTTATGTACTTCAGGACCCGGTCGGACGTGTAGACGTTCAGGCGGACCCGGCCCCCGGACCCGTCGGGCTTGGTCATCACCTTCCAGGCCTTCACCGCCAGGACGACCTGGCCGGGGACCTCGGCGTCGTACTCCACGGTCATCAGGTCGGCCCGCTGGGGGTACAGGACGGCCTGGCCCTGGTCGTCGGACCACACCAGGACCGCGCTGTCGCCCTGGCGGATCGTTTCGGTGTGGACCTCCCCAGCCCGCCGGTCCATGGCGTTCCTGGTCCAGACGTCCCAGGCCCGCTCCCGGTTGGCGTCGTCGCCGCTGAAGGCGTCAATCATCAGCCGGTCGGACAGGCTGTCCACCACGGCGGGGCACAGGTTGTCCGCGAAGGCTTCGAACAGGGCGCCGAAGGTGGTGCGGAACTTCTCGGTGGCGAACACCAGGCGGTGGTCGCCGTGGTAGTAGTCGCGCCACAGGTGGTCCGCGGCCTGGCGGTCGGCCAGGCGATACAGGGCACGGTCCAGGGCTTGCTGCTCGGCTTCGTCCTTGATTCCGTCCAGGATGGCGACCATGGGTCCTCCGTTCGCGCCCGGTGGCGAGTGTAGCCCCTAGGCGGTCGTCTGCATCGTCCGATCCGGCCCCAGCATCAGGTTCGTCAGGCCCCACACCAGGGCGTCCAGGCGGTCCGGTGACTCGGGGGTTTCGTGTGGCTCCCAGGTGCAGCATTGGTCCTCGGTGGCTTCCAGGACGCCGACGTGGTGGACCCGGCCCTGTTCGTACAGGGCCACCACCGGCTCGGCCCTGGCCCGCTTCCCGCGGCTGGCGTGGACCAACTGGATGCGGACGCTGGGTATCTTCGTCCGCAGGACGGTCCGCACCATTTCCCCGCCCTGGTTGGCCTCGGCCACAACGTAGTCGGCTTCCCAGGACTGCACGGCGTTGGCGACCTGGGTGGCCCACAGGTCAGGGCTGGCCCGGACGGTCATGTCGGCCAGGACGTAGGCCTGGCGCGTCTGCCAGGGGGCGGCTGTGGCCCCGATGACCATGATGCCCGTTTCGGCGCCTTCCCCGGTGCTGGCCCCTGGGTCCACCGCCACGACCACCTTGCCCAGGTCGGGGAACACGTCGTCGGCCTGGGCCTGGGTGACCCGCCAGGCGTCGAACAGCGCCCGCTTCCACAGGGCGCCAGGGGCTTCGTCCAGGACCGCCGCGTACAGTTCCTGCTGCCCGATGGCGGTGCCTTCGTAGGCGGCCCGGATGTCGTCCAGGAAGGCGGGCGCCAGGTTGACCGCGTTGTCGTAGGTGGACCCCCGGGTGACCACGTTGCGGGGGTTGTTCATCAGGCGCTTGATTAGGGCCTTGGGCTTGGGGGTCGTGGTGGCGATGGCCTGGGGGCTGTCGCCCAGGCGCAGGCCCAGCATGGCGTTGTCCCAGGCCATGGGGTTCGGCCAGGACGCCACTTCGTCGCCCCACAACTTATAGGCCTGGGGGCCACGCAAGGCGTCCGGCTCCTGGGCGCTGAAGGTGTGGGCGACGGCCCCGTTGGGCCACACCAGGCGGGACCTGGTGGGCTGGTAGTCGGGGCGGTCGGCTGGCGGGGTCACGGCCAGGATGCCCGCCGGGCCTTCGACCATGACGTCCCGGACGTCGGCAGGGGTGCGACCGATCAGGTGGATGATCGGGTACGACCGGGTCCAGGTGCGGACCGCCTCGGCCCCCGTCCGTGTCTTCCCGTAGCCGCGCCCGGCCAGGATCAGCCAGGTCCGCCAGTTGCCCTTCGGCAGGCGCTGGTCAGGCCTGGCCCACCACCATTCCCAGTCCCACCACAGGGCCTCGGCTTCAGTCGGTGTCAGGCTGGCCAGCACCCGACGGCGACGATACGGTGGCAGCGTACTGATCCAGTACGCGGGCGATACGTCCTCGGGCGTCGTCCAGGGTTGCTGGGCCTGCATCAGGTCCACTTGCCTCCGTGGCAGCGTTGGGTGGGCGCCAGTCGGCGCGTCGTCGTCGTTCCAGCCAGGATAGGGCCGCCTTCCAGTCCAGCAGGACGTTGGCCAGCAGGGCCTCGGCCACCATCGCTTCGGCGCTGGCCTCGGCCACGTCGCAGGCTTCCGCGAAGGCCTGGTCCTCCCGGGTCCAGTCGTACAGGGTGGATCGGTGGATGCCCGCCACCGCCGCGGCTGCCGTTCGGGACTGGCCCTTGCCCAGGGCCAGCAGGATGGCGGTGGCGACGGC